CGTGTAAACTCCGTTGATAAAATCGTTTCGTGTAAATCTTCCTTTACAATCTAAATAAATTAATAATTCTAAATCTGCGTCTTTTAACCCGTAAGTTTTACAGACCCACTTTCTAGTGAGCCTGTAATACTTAAGGATATTTAATTCACGCAAATCTTGCGCGGTTAGTCTCAAACTACTACGATAAAGTAGGAGTTGTCATAGTGCTAAGACCTAGTACTTCAGATACAGCATAAGTACTTGTAACATCATCAGCAACTACTATAAATCCATCGTGATGTATACCACCATTAGCAGCTCCAGCAAATAATCTTGATAATGCAGTAATAGCATCTTTATGGTCATTAGCCGCAACTGTACAAACAACTTTGTCACTGTTAACAACATCAGCAGCAGCAGCACCCCCTTCTTGTCTCGCGATCATTGGGTCAAAATAAAGATTTAACGTATCATCAGCTGATGGTACCATACCTTTTAAAGCAGATAATGGATACATAGCTGAATCACCTGCAGCGTCATCATCTCCTAATACTCCGATTGTACGAAAGTACAAATAAACTTCTTTCATTTTTTTGATTTTTTTGTTAATAATTAGGTTAATTTTCGTTTTTGAGTTTTAGGGTTTTGGTTTTTGGTTTAGGTTAATCTACTAGAACAACGTCACCATCACGAATAACTCTATAAAGAGTATCTTTCCATGATATGTCGTGTCCAGCATGTTTATCGTAATAT